GGATAATTTCTTCCCTGCGACCGAAACTGCAAGAATATTTACTTTTGGTCTGATAGATCTAAAAGAGGAAGAAGAAAAAATGTTTTTCAATTTTGATATGCCGCGAGAAAAGAAATATTATTATGCATATCCAGAGAAAATCATTGAGACAGACGGAACTCTAATGAAAAAAATCAAAAAATATATTAAAAAGAATACAGAACATGATAAGATAAAGATTGGCTATGGGATATTCTCAACGGATTATGAACAGCCCTATGCCTATTGTGTATCCAGTAGCACCCTTATTCAAGAAAATGAAAAAAACACTTGACAAAGAAATAAAATTTAAATATACTAATAACAGCAAAATGAGAGAGTTATCATTTTGACTTTAACTAAGGAGAAAATAATATGTCAATCGATGTAAAAAAAATGAAAGAGAGACTTGTCACTCTTAAAAATAACGGCAAAACCGGAGCCCAAACCTATTTTTGGCGACCCCCGGATGGAGAATCAACAATTCGGATCGTCCCCACAGAAGATGGAGATCCATTCAAGGATTATTGGTTCCACTATAATTTAGGTGAAAATCCAGGTTTTCTGAGCCCAAAAAAGAATTTTGGCGAAGACTGTCCTTTGGATTCTTTTGTCCGTAACCTTTGGAAAGAGGGCACGGAAGAAAGCAAACGAATGGCTAAAAAGTTGAATGCTCGCCAGCGTTTTTTCACTCCAGTTGTTGTACGCGGCGAAGAAGATCGCGGCGTGCGCGTTTGGGGTTTTGGAAAACAAGTGTATGAAACGCTTTTGAATTTGGTTCTGAATCCAGAATATGGCGACATTACCGACCCCGAAGCTGGCACCGATTTGGTTATCAATTATGGAAAACCCGCCGGAGCTTCATTTCCAGTGACAAATATCACTCCCCGCCGACAAAGTTCTCTACTTTGTCCAGAAAGCCCTGAAAAGTGTCGCGAACTCCTGGAAACTATTCCGGATTTCGATGAACTTTTTGAAGGAAGTCGGAAGACTTTTTCGGAAATTCAAACGATGCTAGATCAATTTCTTTTGGGAGAATCAGACTCAGAAGGAGCTTCATCTGAAACTACTAAGTATAATGATAACAACAGTGAAAAATCAAACTCTGTTGACCAAGCATTTGCAGATCTTTTAGGTAGTTAATTTGTAGGGGGGCGAAAGCCCCCCTTTTTTTTACTTGACAAACTAGGAGGAAAAATCTATAATGGTTTGTAAGATAATTTTTTTAGTAAATGTACTCGTCATTCAGTGTACATTTTAACAGGATGAACAATGGCTAAAACAAAGACAACAAAGACAACAAAGATCGGAAAACTTTCAAGCGCAGACATGCGCAAAATTCTCAACAAAAAAGCTGGTATGAATGTTGCGCACAATTTAAACGAAGACAGCCCAACAATTGTAAAAGATTGGATTCCAACTGGATCTCGCTGGCTTGATTCTATTACTTGTAGAGGAAAATTAGCAGGAATTCCAGTTGGAAAAATTGTGGAGATTGCCGGATTGGAATCAACAGGTAAATCATATATGGCTGCACAAATTGCTGCCAACGCTCAAAAGAAAGGCATTGATGTAATTTACTTTGATTCTGAATCTGCAATTGATCCCGGCTTTTTAGAGAAGACCGGATGTAATGTAGAGAACATTATCTATGTGCAAGCCAGTTCAGTAGAATATGTACTTGGAGCAATCGAAGAGTTGCTTGGCAATAATGAAAACCGAATGCTTTTCATTTGGGATTCTTTAGCACTCACGCCTTCAGTTTCAGATATTGAAGGAGATTTCAATCCTCAATCATCGATGGCAGTTAAACCGCGCATTCTTTCAAAAGGAATGTCAAAGTTGACTGTGCCTATTGCAAATAGTCAATCTACGCTATTAGTTTTAAATCAACTTAAAACAAATATAACCAGCAATATTGCTGAAGCTTTAACTACGCCATATTTTACTCCTGGCGGAAAAGCAATGATATACGCATATTCATTGCGCGTTTGGCTTACAGGCCGTAAAGCAAAGAATTCTTTTATCTATGATGACAAAGGATTTAGAATTGGTTCAGAAGTAAAAGTTAAGCTTGAGAAATCTAGATTCGGCACACAAGGGCGAAATTGTAATTTTAAGATTTTGTGGGGCGATGAAGTTGGAGTTCAAGACGAGGAAAGTTGGCTAGAGGCAATTAAAGGTTCAGAGAGTTTAAAACAATCTGGCGCATGGTTTGAATTGTGCTATGATGACGGAACCAGTGAAAAATTTCAGGCAGCAAAATGGGTTGAAAAGCTTCAAGACGAAAAGTTTAGAAATCGTGCTCTAGAGGTTATGGACGAAGAGATTATTCGTAAATTTGATGATAGAACAGGAAACGCTGCAGATTATTACGAAAAAGAGGAAGAATCAACCTAAAAGTACTATTTACTACAGTACTTAAAGGAGAGTCTTTTCATGAAGCTGACTAAGCCAATACTTGAACAATTAATTAAAGAAGAACTAGAAGGAATGTTGGATGAAGTTTTACCAACAATGAAATCTATTAAAGATCCTAAGCGTCGGCATGCCGTAGGTTCCAGGATTACACCTGCAGATGTTGGTATTGAATATGATCCGACAAAACAATCATTAAAACAACAACGACGAAGTTTGGCTCAGGGTTCAAAAATGGCTAGAGACGTAGAAACTGGCGATTATGGAAGAGCCAAAAAATTTGAAAAAGAGCGAGTAAAAGCTCTAAAAAAAAGGGGTGACATAGGTGGCGGTTCATATAGTGCCGATTTGGCATTCCGACGCGGAGCAACTCCGGAAAAAAAATGGTCTGAAAAGGGCCTCTCTTCTGGAGAAACCTCAATCGTTCCGCAACAAAAGGAAACTCGCGAAAGTATAGAAAAACAATATGACTTACAAGCAATTGTTCGAGAAGAACTAGAAGCTGTTCTCGCAGAAACGCTTACCAAAGCAGAGAAAGAGAAAAAAGCCAAGCTTAAAGATGAACTTGACGATCTTGAGCACAAGTGAGTGAAAGAAGGAAAGCTGAGTTCGGCTTTAGTAAAAAGATTTCAATTAAAAGAATCAATTGGTAAAGTATTGTGGCATTCATTAGATGAAAATGGTCACATTGGCGAATATGATATGCAATTTGGAGATATGATTGTTAAAGGTCTTCTACCAGAAAATATTGAGCCAGTTGTTGTAGAAGCCCACGAACATGCCAAACGAGATGATAGAGAAGATTAAATAGTGAAACTGCTATTTGAAAATTGGCGCAAATATTTAATAGAAAAAAAAGGCTCTTTAGAAAATTGGCAACACAAAGATGCCAAAGCATACGCTGAAAAATTAACAGAAAAATATGGCGAACCAGACGTAGCCATAGACAACATGGTTTTGTGGAAAGAGAGGATATCTGAATTTAATGAAGTGTATGTCAAAGATGAATCGATTCCTCATGATTCTCCAAAACCTCATCGCGATTTTGTATATTCTACAATGGCCATTGACATACCAGAAGATTTAATGGAAGCCGTTGCAAAAGCTAGCGAGAGCATCATTGTTGATCAGCTTAAAAATGAAGTAACTGCAAGATGCGGAGATATAGTTGCAAATGCCATTACTTTAGGATTTGTTCAAGATCTTGTTGGTGGAAAAGTTAAGCCCGAGAGCGCAGAAGAAGAATATAAAAGCTATATATTAGAGGGAAACACTCCAGATTGGTTTAAGGAAGAAGATTAATGCCTTATAAAGTCAAAGGCAAATGTGTCTATAAAAAAGATACTGGTAAAAAAGTGGGCTGTACAAAAGGCTCCGTTAAAAAGTATCTCGCAGCTTTACACATGCATGCAGACGAATCTCTTGATCGCGAACTGACCAAAGAAGAGCTTGAAGAAATCATTCAAGAAGAATTACAAAAACCACTTCCACAAGTATTGATTCCTGGTAGACTTGGGCGCGATTATTTTGATGACGATTATTATGATCCTTTGGTGCCTTTGTCGAAACCACAAAGGCCATTAACTGATTCAGAGCGTATCATTCAAGCGCTTCTTAAAAATTTAACAATAGATGATAATATGGTTAAATAC